GCATCACCTAAACTAAGAGTTGCAGGAGCAGTTACACCTGCCATTCCTGCTGTTCCTGCTGGCAAAGCTGATGCTCCACCTAAGTAGCCTAAACCACTTGTTGCACCAGTTCCTACACGACCCATTCCAGCACCTAATGCTGTCCCTGCTAATGAGCCTGTGCTAATACCTGTGCCACCAGCAGCACCTGCTGTAGTTCCTGCACTTAATCCAAATCCTGTAGTTCCAGAACCTACTGCACCTGTTGTTGCACCACCAAGAGCTTGTGAACCTAAAAAGTCTGTAGCTCCACCTGCAATAGCAGCTTCTGTAGCAGTCGCAGCACTAGCACCAGCAGCAGCAGCCTCGGTAGCAGTTGCTCCACTAGCCAAAGCACTAGCCTCTGCAGCATTACCTGCAGCAATTGCTTCAGCACCAAGATAAGCACCGCCAGCCAAAGCAGCTACACCAATCCACCCCATTGGGATTTCCTCATTGACCTTATCGTCAATCCATGAGCCAGCATCCTTAACAGGGTCTACTACTGCATCTACTAAGTTGTCTATTGGACTACCGCCACTCATAGCTTATTCTCCACAATTACATACTTTTCTGTAAATCCTAATCTTCTCCAAAGTCTAGCAATTGATTCTCTTGCTGCACCTTGAACCTTAGTAGCTCCTTGAACTTTTAGTAGTTCTGTGAACTCCTTGTAAATCTGTTTGTCGCTTATAAACTTACCGCCAATAGCTGTAATAAAAGCAACTCTGTCATTCGGATAGTTTTGGAAAGATACTGTGCAACATCCTTTAATCTGTCCAAAATCATCTAAAGCAACTATTAACTGCCATTGTCCATTTGTTAAATAGACTTTAACTTGGTCTAGTGAGTAGTCTCCATCAGCATACTGTAAAGCATCCTCAATAAATCTACTGACTAGATTCCAAGTTTGTGAAACGAAGTTTTTATTAACTAGTTTTAGAATAACAATCCACCTAATACACCGCCTAAACCAGCTCCGATAACACCTTGAGAAACTGGGTTCATCAAGCCACTACCGCCCAAGAACTGACCACCTAAGTATCCTAAACCAGCACCTGCTAAACCGCCCATCAAAGGATTTCTTGGCATAGTGGTACTTTGTGTCTGTGTGCCAAAGTTACCCATAGGTGAACCATAAACTGAAGATAAATAGCCAGATAACTGTTGGTATGGTAACTGCTGACCAAAGTTGAAACGAGCCATCTGTTCTTGTAATGGTTGAGCTGCAATGGCTTCTCTCGCTGCACCAACTTGTGCCAATTGCTGAGAAGGCAAGAACTGCTGTGAGTAGATGCTTGGAGCTGCTGCTGCTAATTGAGCCTGTGCCAATTGAGCTTGTTGCTGTAAGCCTCGCTCTTGCTGATACTGTTGTCCTGCGATATTAGAGGTAATATCACCTAGACCTCTTGTATATGCTTCTGTAGCTTGACCAAGAGCATTTTGCATAGCACCAGAACCATAGCGACCAGAGCGAGAATAAAGACTAGCAATTTGTGGCAATACCTGATTAGAGAACTGTTGCTCCAATGGTCTTGTAGCAGCTTGCATCATCTGAGCTTGGTAAGGGTTTCCACCTAGGAATGAACCAGCAGCAGTCGCACCAACTCCACCTAAAGACTGTTGGTAGGCTTGTTGAGCCTGTTGCAATACAGGACTTGCCTGACTTGCCAAAGCCTCTTGTTGAGCCAAAGCCTGTTCAGTCTGAGCAGAAGGGCTAACAAATGTCTGACCTTCAAAGAACTTAGGTTGCTGACCTGTCAAGAATAGACTTTGCGCTCTTTCAAGACCTTGGGTAAGGTAAGGAAGTAAAGCTGGGTCTATATTTGATGTAGATGAAGTTGTCTGAACTGCCATGATATTTTCCTCTTTATCCTACTACTATATATTTGTAAGTCTTATTTGCTGTATCGTTAGCAAAATGAGACAGGGTTGCGCTTCCATTTGTTTGGGAGCTGATATAAACATTGCCTGATGATAGTGGTGCTATATATTGAACTGTAGTAATCGCTGCAGGTATCGCAGGTCTTGGAATCACAGTATCTGCGACATAATGCTCTAATGCTACATCTGTGCTACTTGTTGTTCCTGCAATCTCAACATATTGCCCTGCTTGCATCTCAATAAAGGTATTAACTGTGCCAATGACATGGCTAGGATTACCCTCACTTTTGCGAGCTGGAATATCAAATCTACTAGCACTTCTTGGGACATCTGTGCCATTCAGCCTAAACCAGACATCTGCATACTGAGCAGCATTGTTGTTATTTACTAGCTGTATTGAGAACTGGACATTGTAGATGCCATAGTTTCTAACATACAGCCTTGAGCTATTAGCTAGATAAACACCACTTGCTTCTTCTGTTGTGTCATATACCACTACCGCAGTAGAGCCTACACTTGGAGATAACTGGTCTGAATTGTTTGTAAAGCATCCATAAGGAGCTGCATCACTCTCGGCAGCATCACTAGATGGAATTACTATAATTACTGAATCTATACCAATGCGAGCATCTGTAATGGTTGTGCTTGTTGCCCACCCTGTAGCCAAGGTAACAAGACCTGTATTGTTGGTCTTGCCATTCATAATGCCATTGACTACCTCTGCTATACCCCTAGGGTCTGAGCCGAATGGTGGCAGAACTCTATACATTATCGACCACCCATAGGTACAATTTCTACATCAGCACCAATGATTGAGTCCCAGTTAGCACCAGTAGGGGTAAATTGTAGTCTGTGGTATCTTCCCATGCTTCTTACTGAAACCCTATTCTCTGAATCTGCAGCAGTTGATGAGCCAAAAACAACTTGAGTTGTTAGCAAGTCTCTAGAGAAAACAGCTACATTACAAGAACCATTGTCTACAATAGGCTGAACCAAAGTAATGGCAGTCTTACGATTTTCAAGAGACAGCTCTCCTGTCTGAATTGTAGCAGTAGAATTTGCTCCTGTAAATGTCACAACTTTGTTTCCTCGGACACCTGCAAATAGCAATTTACCACCCAGCCAAATCCTAGAATCAAAGCTAGTTCCCAAAGCATCAATAGAAGCAGAGATAACATCCAAGCCCTCTAGGGTTGTAGATGGGCTAGAAGATGAAGCCACTCGGTCTACATCAGTAGTGCCAGATGACCACTTCTTAGTTTGGAAGTTATAAATCAACAACTTATTGACATTACCGCCCTGACCTTTTGATGGGTAAGCCCAAATCACTAGGTTTTTAATAGGGTCAATGGCAGCCGACATATTGAACAAATACTCCTCATCTACATCTGAGAAGAAGAATCTGTCTACCTTTTCACCACCAATGGTTACGACATTTTGACCATCACAAGCATAGAATCCATCATCAGCCAAGAAGAAAGTCATGCCTTGGTACTGAATAATTGAGTTAGCCTCATAACAGCCTAGGTTTCTAGAGATATTGTCAAACTGGAATACCAATGGACTGCCGACATAAGTCATGCGATAGATTGACCTATCCATCAAGATTAAGCCAAATTCACCACCAGTAACACCAACAATAGAGCCACCATCAGGAATCTCTTGGTAGTCTGACTGAGTTGTCGCTGAGTCTGTCCAGCTTGTCTCGTCATTCAAAGCTGACCACTTAACCCTAAATGGGTAAGCTGTGCCAATATGACCTGATACCACAAAGTCTCGAACTACTGTGACATAGCGAGCTGTAGGAGCATCTGCTGCTAAATTAGCCCAAGCTGTAGAAGTTCCTAGTAACCATCCCTGTAACTTATCATAGCCATTGGCTGCAATTACTCGGTTACCAAACTGTGTAAATCTCCATCTTTGGTCTACAGGAGTTGCATAAGTCGCACCTGATACATCATCCAAAGACATATCTGCAGAATCTAGCTTGTATAGGTTAGTCTGGCTACCAGCAAAGATAGTTGTTGAACCATCAGGGTTTTTACCAGCTACCACATTGTTTAATGGCTCAGAAGCTGCCTGAGTGTAGTCCACAGCAGAAGGAACACCACCATAGCCGATAGCTCTAGAGTAGACATTATCTGCCTTCATTAAAGCACCAGTTACAGATGGTTGGTCTGGTAACCACTCACCAAAAGTTATGCGCTGATTTGCCATTGTTCATTTCCACTTGTTGTAGCAGTCCAGCTTTCTGAACCTGCTGAGATTTCTGTCCAAGATTCGTTGCCTGCAGTTATATCAGTCCAGTTAGGAGTTTCTGGCGTTTCTGGAGTCCAAGACTCATTGCCAATAGAATCTAAGCTCCAATTATCACCTAGGATGTTACCCAAGCACCTGATAGTAGCTGAGTTATTAACTGCGCCTGATGCGCTAAATACTGCATTTGCTGTGCTTGATACTGTTGCAATGCCTGTAATCTCTGCAATGCCTGAGTATTCAACACCGCCCAATGCTGTAACTGTAGATAATCCATTGATTGCTCCAGTAGAAGTTCTTACCCTGATAGAGTCAGCAGATACTGTTGATGAGCTACTAATTGCTCCAGAGGCATCAAGAACTCTTGCGCCATTACAACTTACTAAAGCAGAGCCTGTTACAGCACCAACTCCTGAGTAAATCCTAAATGCACTAGCAGAAAGGCTCGCAGTTGAGTTTATTGCTCCTGTGCTAGTCCTTACCCTAAATGAGTCGCTAGATACTGTTGCAGAGCCTGTAATCGAACCTAAACCACTATATACAGCATATCCATTGGCTTCAGTCTGTGCATTACCTGTAATTGAGCCACTAAAGAACAATATTCTTGATGGGCTTGCAGTAACACTAGCCTCAGAGCTAATAGCTCCTA